TGGCACGAGGTGTTCACCAACAAGGTCAAGGGCTACGATTGGCACACCTGCCGTCGTGCCTTGTTCGACTGCCACGACACGCTGGCGCTGCACAAGGACCTGCCCACCGACGACCCGTACTACGTCAAGCTGTGGGCCGAGATCGACGCCCTGCGCGAGCGCCAGCTCAAGATCAGCAAGGTGGCAGCATGACGCCGTTCATCCGCTCAACGATGCGCTGGATGGTCGAGGCGGGCATTGACCCCACCGAGATGCAATGGTTCGACATCTCGGGCACTCTCGATCAAAGCACGGTAGATCAAAACTGGCTGCATGAGTACCGGCCACCGTTTGAAAAATGCATGGTCGTTTGGCAGGGGAAATCCAAAACGCATCAGGTTTACGAGTTTCTGATGACCGTTGTGGGCACGGACCCAGAGGAGGGCATTGTCCTGTCAGTTCATAAGGGGCCGCATGGGCAGATGCCTACCAAGCTGCCCCTGATTGTGTACGCGCTCGACGACGGGATGATCCGTTACGGCCCGGTCGATGAGGGAGACATCATCGAAGAGAAGGACGCTCAGATGGTGCTCGGGGTCGTGGGCAACTGGTACAGGCTGCTGTCACAGCGCTGCCCGTCCTACAAGCCGACGATGCGCGACACCTTTACGAACCGGCGCAAGGTCGCGCAGGGGAAGGCCCCAACCTACGACTGGACGACGGTCTACATCGAGCCATCCAAGCCCCGATCCGAGTCCAAGGGTGGGACCCATGCATCACCCCGCCAACACGACCGCAGAGGGCACCTACGCAGGCTCAGGAGCGGAAAGAATGTCTGGGTGAAGCCCTGCAAGGTTGGAGACCCGAGCAAGGGCGTGGTGTGGCATGACTATGCGATTAGGGAGGCAGCATGAAAGTCAAAGAGCTGATCGAGCGGCTGCAAACCCTCGACCCCGAGCTGATGGTCGTGCGCCCCGGGTACGAGGGCGGCGTCACCGAGGTCACCCACATCAACGCCATCGTGGTAGCGCTCAACGTCAACGAGGAGTGGTACTACGGCGAGCACGAGCAGATCGACGAGTTTTCCCACCGAGACCACAAAGGCGCAGCTCGCGCCACCGTATTGGAGCTGACATGAACAAGCAAGAGATCGACGAAATGATGCGCCACCTTCCCAGCCAACAACCGCAAGAATCATTGCGCGACAAGCTGGTGATTGGTACAATGTTCACTGTGTTTTTGATCGTGGTCTGCATGCTGCCCGACATCATGCGATAGCGAATCAAAAGCGAGTCGGTTCCCGGTGAATGCCGGGGCCAACACGCATGGGGATTGCAGAGATAGGTATGGAGCGAGCCTACGCTATCAGTCTCGGGTCGGAGCAGGATTACTAAGCCTTGTCCCCTTCCCAAGCAGCCCCCAGCCGTGTTGGTGAATGCGCAGGCTGATGCGCAGACTTTGCGGGACGCCGTGATGGCGTGATGTATTCCACATCGACCCACCCGGAAGACGGAAATGCCGGAGATCAGCACCGGCCACCAACAACACATAGCGAACTGCAAGCGATCCGAAAGCGAAGAGAAACCGACTCGGTTTCGACCGGCACAAGGGGCCGGGTACACCAAACAACACGGAGAGCCAAATGGCAGAACGCATCTACATCGTCCACGGCCCGCAGGGCACCCGACTGGTCAAAGCAGGCCTGCGCCAGCAAGCCCTGAGCCACGTCGCCAACAGCACCTTCAACATCCGCGTGGCCACGCAAGACGACCTCGTCCAAGCACTGACGGCCGGAACCAAGATCGAGCAGTACCGCGCCCCCGAGCAGCAAGAGCTGATCGAGGACAGCGAGTCGCCCGGGAACTAAGCGAATCGGTTACCATCTGGCCAGATCAACGGACGAGGAATACGGTCATGCCAGAAACCGCCGCCACAAAGCCACGGAAACAGCCCCAGAAGGCCGCAAAGGCCTCAGCCAAGGGTAAGGGTGCATCAGCGCCCGAAATCGCGCCAGAAGCCCCAAAGAAGATGGGAGCACCCAAAGGCTCCGGCTCAAAGTACACCGAAGAGATCGCAGACCAGATCTGTGACCTCGTCTCCAATGGGGTGAACCTTCGCAAGGTCTGCCGTATGGAGGGGATGCCAAGCTGGCGGACTGTGTACAACTGGGTGGTGGAGAAGCCTGACTTTGCTTCACGCCTCGCACGCGCACGCGAGCTTGGCTACGACGCGCTGGCCGAGGAGGCGCTGGAGATCAGCAACACGCCGGTGATGGGGACCAAGAAGGTTTTCAGCTCCGGGGCCAAGGAAGGCGAGGACAGCATGACGGTGACTGAGGACGACATGCTCGGCCACCGCAAGCTGCAGATCGAGACCCGCCTGAAGCTGCTGGCCTGCTGGGACCCCAAGAAGTACGGCAACAAGGTGCAGCTCGGCGGGGACGCTGACAACCCGGTGAGGATCGAGGCCGAGGTGCAGGCCGAGAAGCTGCTGGGGGCCATGCTCAAGAACGTAGAGCTGAGATCGCAGGCCGACGCACATGAGTGACCTCGCCGAGATTCTGGCCGACCCGCAGGTTCAAAAGAGCCTGAAGGTGGCGCGGCCAGAGTACCGGCTGGCGTGGGCGTGGCGCATGAGCTGGCTCACCACCAAGCACAAGCACCAGACCCTGCCGCCCGGGGACTGGTGGTCCATCTGGCTGATGCTGGCCGGACGCGGGGCAGGGAAAACCCGCACTGCTGCCGAGCAGATCGGCTGGTGGGCATGGGAGGAGCCGAACACCCGTTGGCTGGTGGCCGCCCCGACATCGGCCGACGTCCGGGCCACATGCTTTGAGGGCGACTCGGGCCTTTGCACCGTCGTCCCCTCTGCCCTGATCGCCGACTACAACAAGCAGCACCACGAGCTGCGCCTGATCAATGGGAGCCTGATCAAGGGCATCCCGGCCTCGGAGCCCGAGCGCTTCCGGGGTCCGCAGTTCCATGGGGGCTGGCTGGACGAGCTGGCCGCGTGGGACTACCTGCAAGACGCGTGGGACCAGATCCAGTTCGGCGTGCGCCTTGGCCAGCGCACCCGGCTGATCGCCACCACCACGCCCCGGCCGAAGGACCTGATCCTTGAGCTGATCGCCCGCGAGGGTGACGACGTGGTGATGACCACCGCCTCGACTTACGCCAACCTCAAGAACCTGTCGGACAACTTCAAGAAGCAGATCCTGCAGTACGAGGGCACCAAGCTCGGGCGGCAGGAGATCTACGCCGAGATCATCGACCCGGAGGAGGGCGGCATCGTCAAGCGCGACATGTTCAAGCTCTGGCCAGCGGGCAAGGAGTTCCCCAAGTTCGAGTTCATCCTGCAGAGCTACGACTGCGCCAACACCGACAAGACCCAGAACGACCCGACGGCCCAGATCACCTTCGGCGTGTTCAAGCCGCTGGACGGGCCCATGAGCGTCATGGTGATCGACTGCTGGCAGGAGCACATGCAGTACCCGGACCTGCGCCCCAAGGTGATCGAGGAGTACGGCGCGGTCTTCGGCGAGGGCAAGGAAAAGAAGCGCGTCGACCTGATCCTCGTGGAGGATAAGAGCGCGGGCATCTCGCTGATCCAAGACCTGCAGCGTGCCCACCTGAACGTGCGGGCCTACAACCCGGGCAACGCCGACAAGACTCAGCGCCTGAACATCGTCTCGAACATCATCGCCCGTGGCCGGGTCTGGATACCCGAGTCAGATCGGCGTAAGGGCTACGTCAAGGACTGGGCCGAGGGCTTCGTGAGCCAGATCTGCAGCTTCCCAGAGAGCACGCACGACGACTTCGTGGACGCCTGCACGCAGGCCCTGCGCTACCTGCGCGATGCTGGCTGGCTGGAGATCGACCCGCCGCCGCAGGACGACTACGACGAGGACGACTACGCAGACAGCGGCCGCAAGCGCCGCGTGAACCCATACGCGGTGTGACCATGTGGATGAACATTACAGGCCCAACCGGAACCGGCAACCTCGTGACGCACATTGTGCCGGTGGACGACCTGCGCCCGCATGAGCTGACGTCGGAGTGCTGGTGCCATCCTCACCTCGACCACGAGGATTGGATCGCCACGCACCAGAGCGCGGACTGCCGCGAGGACTTTGAGAACGGAAAGAGGAGGCCATCATGATCCACACCATCGCCGAACCCGGCTGCAGCACCGGCCCGAGCTGCCTGACGGCCACCACCTGCCTGAACCGCTTCGAGCTGGTGGCATGCTGGGGCGCGTCCCGCACCAAGCTGGCCGAGCAGGCGCACGCGGAGCTGGACCGCTGGCTGCGTCAGAGAATGGACTTGACAAGCCCCAGCGTTTATGATTCGGGAAACAAAGGGAAAGGTGGTGACCATGGCTGACGAAATGCGGGCGTACGACCCCACCATGCGCGAACGCATGGCCAGTGCTTTGCAGAGCGGCATGGAAGGCATGGGCGTGAATCGATACAAGGCCCGCAAGCATGCGCAGACGATCATGGGCGGCGAGAGCAGCAACCTGCCCGGCGGCGTTGGTATTGCCGATGCGCTGGCTGCCGTCAATCCTGTCGCGGCTGTGGCAATGTCTCCCTTCTACGTTCAAGAGGGTGCCCGCAGCGTTGAGAGCGCCGCTGACGCAGTCAAGCGCGGTGACTACGTTGACGCTGGCATCGAAACCGCTTTCGGGGCTGCAAATATCATTCCCGGGGTCCGACAGTTGGGCAAGGCTGGCAAGGAGGTGATCAAGAAGCTCAAGACCATCGACCTGCCGAAGCTAAAGCCAATCGGAACCGACTCGGTTCCCAAGAAGCAATCGTTGCAAGAGTGGGCCATGGCCGGTGGCGGCGTGCCCCTCAGCCACAAGGACCGTGCCGACGTCTGGCACAAGAAGGTGCAGCGCCTTGCTGCTGGCGGTGAAGTCTTCAACACCAACCCCGACATGAGCGACGGCGGCCAGATCATCGACGGCCCGGCTTACGCTGGCGGCGGTGGCGTCAAGAAGATCATGAAAGAGGTCATCACTACGGCGGCCGAGAAGGCGGGCATGAAGGCCCCGACGGTGGCGACCAAGGAGCTGACCACGCTGCAAGACTTCCATACCTCGCTGGGCGACCGCGTCAGGCAGGGCGCAACAGAGATGCGGGACCTCATGGAGTCTATGCCCTTCAAGTACGACAAGGGCCAGCGCGTGTTCACTGAGGACAGCGCCAAGAAGAACAAGCCGCCCTACACCATCATCGAGCGCACGCTGGTGGGCAACCAGCCGATGCGTGCCGATCACCCGCAGCTTGGCCCCGGTCTCGGCAAGGTCATGAAGGACCCCGACACCGGCAAGACTATGCGCACCCCGTACGAGCCCGGCTACCGCGTCCGCCACGAGGCTGGCCCAGATGACTGGAGCGAGTTTCACATTCCCGAGTCGGCCATCAAGGGCGACGTCGAGCTGGCCAAAGGCGGCTTGCCTCACTTCGACATTGGCGGCTCGGCCAAGCGCGAAGGCAAGGACATCATCAAGAAGGGCCTCAAGAAGCTCTTCGGCGTGGCTGATGAAGCGCCCAAGGGTGTCGAGCCCATCGTGGTGCGCACGCCTGAAGAGCGGGCCGTGATCGAGAAGTTCGGCCAGAAGCACGAGCAGGAAGCTGCCCGGGCCAAGAAGGTCGAGAAGCTGTCCAAGGAAAGCGCTGGCAAGAGCCCCGAGGAGCAGGCCGCCAAGCCCGCCAAGTCAAAGGGGCCGCGCAGCAAGGTCGAGCCGGACGTCTACCGCAAAATGGCCGAAGAGCAGGGCGACGAGGCCGTGCTCAAGGCTGCCCGCGCTGGCGAGCACCTCAAGCCCACGCCCGGCGGTTACGTCGGAGCACCGCGCACCGTGACCAGTGGCCAAGGCCTTGGGGCCATGCGCAAGGCCATGGACAAAGACTTCGCCGATTCAGTGGAGGCCGTGCGCCTTGCAGACCCTGACCGGCTGGGCACATGGTACGACCGCGCCAAGCAGGGCATCGCCGAGAGCGTCGAGCCCTACCAGCTTGACCGGGCGCTGGAGCAGCACGGCGTCTATTCCGCCGGTGTCAGCCCCGAGTCAGAGTTGGCCTTCGCGCTCAAGCACCGCAACAGCCGCGTGGCCGGTGAGCCGCAGATGGCCTACCGTGGCGCTGGCATGCGCAACCTTGACTCGGCCGTGGCCGAGGACCGCCCGGCCAACATGGGCTTCAAGATCGGCGAGTACGCCAACAAGAACGACCCGCGCATCCCCAACGAGGGGCTGTTCGGCGTGAACGACTTCCGCCGTGCGCAGGGCATGGGCTACACCGACCCGCAGGGCAACCCGTGGAAGGCTGGCGTGTCCGAGACCATGCACCCGTTTATGGACGCCGAGACCGCGCTGCAGGTAGACCGAGCCAACAAGGCAGGCATCGGCGGGCGCACCGACTGGGCTGGCCCGCACATTCAAGAGGTGCCATGGGTCTACGGCAAGGCGCAGGACCTGCACAGCCGTGGCGAGATGGGCCGCTACAAGGGCGACGAACTGGAGGGCATCAAGCAGTCACTGCGCGACGCCAACAACACTGCCCGCGACTACTTCTACAAGCACGCCGCATCAGCCACGCACGAGGCCATCCCGGGCGCAGGCACTGGCCACGTCAGCCAAGCGCTGAACATGACGCCAGAGGAAAAGCTGGCCTATGGCCGCAAGGGCCGCTGGGACCAGCCATCGCCCGAGGCTGCACTGAACGAGTATCCCGAGGTGGGCGCAGGCAACCGCGACGTGATCTATGGCGCGATGGGCTACCGTCAGCTTCCGTCCCGCGAGGCCGAGGGCCTGTACATCAACAGCTTGGGCAACGTCGAAAACAACCCCATGACGATTGCCCGGCCGCTGATGGACTTCCCCACCGGCGGTGGTGGTGGTCGCATGGCCGACGAGTCTGCCCGCATGATGGACACTGCCGAGCAGTTCCGCGCCCTGATGGATGCGCAGGAAGCTGGCGCGTACAACCTGCCCAACACAATGGCCGGGGTCAAAGGCAAGAACGCCATGATGCTGGACACCCGAGGCCTGAGCCCCGACAAGCTGGCCGATCCAAGCGCTGGCGTGCTGCCAACCGCAGAGCAGCTCAGTCGCCTCAACAGCGCACTGGGCAGCGCCAGTGAGAAGGCCAAGGTTGACGTCAAGAAGCTGCGCGACGAAATGCCGATGGGCCCGCCCACCAAAGCGACCGCACGCAAGATGCAAGATCTGGACGAGGCCGCCAGTGGGTACGGCGTAACGGCCACCAACCGTGGCGCGTTGATCTTCCCGTTCGACTCAAGCTCAAGCCCCGGCGGCCTGAGCGTCATCATGAAAAACGCAGGCCGCGAGCTTGGCGAGGCTTTCCCCGGTGCCGAGCGCCAGAAGGCAATTGCCAGCACAGGCTATGTGCCCGGCGTGGGCAAGCGCACCCCCCAAGGCCCGTTGGCCACCGCGCCGTACAGTGGCGAGGCCACCAGCGACCTGCTCAAGGCATTTTCAGAGCTGCACCCCAGTGTGGCGCAGAACGTAAGCGAATCGGAAGCGGTTCGCCAAGCGATTCGCGACAAGGCGCTGCGCGACAGCCTGATGGGCGGAACACGCGGCGACATCCAAGAGACCCGCCGGTTCTTCAGCGAGGCGGACTGGCCCAAGGCGGTCGAGATGATCCGCCGAGGCATGAGCCCTGCAGCAGCGCTTGCAGCCCTCGGCTACAGCGCCAGCTCCATGGCAGGGGAGCGTCGGTGATCAGAGCAGCCCGCGCACCTTGGCGTAGTACCGCGCCCCGGCATCCATTTGCTTCAGCCGGGCAAGGTGTGCTGGCGACGGCTTATGCTTCGCGGGCTTGCCCAGTTCAATCTGAGCCAAAAGCTCTTCCATCAAAGCCGCGCACTCGTCAAAGTAGCTGCCCGGCTCGACACCTTTCAAGAACTCAATCGCTTGATCGTATTTATCCATCTGCACTCTCCATGCGTGTAAGGTGGTATTAAATCATAGCACAAGGATTCCAGTATGGCTACAGAATTTCCAATCGACCCTGAATACGGACGCTTCGTAGGCGGCCAGCCGCAGGATCAAGACGAGGAGCAGGGTGTCGCAGTTGACATGCCGCTGGACGATGCCGAGCTGGAAGAGCTGCCCGACGGCCGCGTGCGCGTGCGTCTGGACACCAAAGGCCCACGAGACGACGCCGACTTCTACGCCAACCTCGCCGACGGCGACGACATCAACCCGCTGGACCTTGGCTCGATGGCCCTGCGCTACCTTGAGCTGATCGAAAAGGACAAGGAAGCCCGCAAGCAGCGCGACAAGCAGTACGAAGAGGGCATCAAGCGCACCGGCATGGGCAACGACGCCCCCGGCGGAGCCAATTTCCAAGGCGCATCGAAGGTCGTCCACCCTGCAATGGCCGAGGCCTGCATCGATTTTGCTGCCCGGGCCATCAAGGAGATGTTCCCACCCGACGGTCCAACCCGTACCAAGATCCTTGGTGACGTCACTGAGGAGAAAACTGCCATCGCCGAGCGCAAATCGGACTACATGAACTGGCAGTTGACCGAGCAGATCGAGGAATTCCGCGACGAACAGGAGCAAATGCTCACCCAACTGCCGCTCGGCGGGTCTCAGTACCTCAAATTGTGGTACGACGAGAAGAAAAAGCGCCCCTGTGCGCAGTTTTTGCCCATCGACAACGTGCTTTTGCCGTTCGCGTCGGCCAACTTCTACACCGCGCAGCGTTTCACCGAGATGGACGACATCTCCGAATGGGAATTCCAGCGCCGAATCAACTCCGGGCTGTACAAGGACGTGTCTTTGTCCCGTGCGACCATGGACCCCGAGCCCACAGCGTCGCAAAAGGCCACCAACAAGATCGAAGGCAAGTCATCGAGCACCAATGACGACGGCTTGCGCCGCGTTTTCCACGTCTACACATGGCTGGAGCTGGAAGACGACCCCGTGACCAAGGGCGAGATGGCCCCCTACATCCTCATGATCGACGATCTGTCGTCCGAGGTGGTCGGCCTGTACCGCAACTGGGAAGAAGGCGACGAAACCCTGACCAAACTGGACTGGGTGATCGAGTTCAAGTTCATCCCGTGGCGTGGCGCATACGCCGTCGGTCTGCCGCAGCTCATTGGAGGCCTCTCAGCGGCCCTTACAGGCGCTTTGCGGGCCTTGCTGGACTCTGCCCACATCAACAACGCCGCGACGCTCCTGAAGCTCAAGGGCGGCAAGATCTCGGGCCAGTCGGCCGAGATTGAAGTCACGCAGGTGGTGGAGATCGAAGGCGCTCCGGGCGTCGATGACGTGCGCAAGCTGGCCATGCCCATGCCGTTCAACCCGCCCTCGCAGGTCCTGTTCGAGCTGCTGGGCTGGCTGACCAACGCGGCCAAGGGCGTGGTGACCACGGCCGAGGAAAAGATCGCCGACGTCAACAGCAACACCCCGGTGGGCACGACGCAGGCCCTGATCGAGCAAGGCGCTGCCGTGTTCAGCTCGATTCACGCCCGCCTGCACGAGTCGCAGGCCCGTGTTCTCAAGGTCCTGAGCCGCATCAATCGCTGGTATCTGGACGACATGACACGCGGCGAGGTGGTCGAGGACTTGGAGATCAAGCGCGAGGACTTCTCGCGGGTGACGGACGTCATCCCCGTGTCCGACCCGCACATCTTCAGCGAGACCCAGCGCATGGCGCAGACCCAAGCGGTCATGGCCATCATGGACAAGAACCCCGACCTCTTCAACAAGCGGGCGGTGATCCAGCGCTTCCTCAAGCAGATCAAGGTGCCCGGCATCAACGAGCTGATGACCGACGTGCCGCCTCCCGTCAAGATGGACGCGGCCAACGAGAACGTGGCCATGGCCATCGGGCAGGCTGCATTCGCCTACCCCGAGCAGGACCACCTTGGCCACATCCAAGCCCACTTGGACTTCGCCAAGAGCCCGATCTTCGGCAGCAACCCCATCGTGGCCCCGCAGTTCCTGCCCAAGGCGGTGGAGCACATCAAGCAGCACTTGGTGCTGTGGTACTTGAACCGCATGAACGGCTACGTCCAGAAGTCGTTGGGCGACAAGCTGCCCGACTACGACCTGCACGACGATCCCAAGATCATCGACAAGCTGTTCGGCGCGGCCTCGCAGCACGTCGAGATGGACGCCGACCAGACCCTCAAGGGCATCATGCCGGTCATCCAGCAGCTCGTGGCAGGCCTCAAGCAGTTCCAGCCCCAGCCCCAGCTCACGCCCGACGCCAAGGTTCTGCTGGACACCAGCATGGCCGAGACCCAGCGCCGTCAGGCCCGCGATCAGGCCGAGCTGCAGCTCAAGGACAAGGAGCTGGCCGCCAAGATCCAGATGGACATGGCAGAGTTGCAACAGCGCCAGCAGCGCGACATGGAGGAGATGCAGCTCAAGCTGGCCATCGCCACCGGCGACAACGAAATGAAGGAACGCATCGAAACGGCCCGCCTAACGCGAGATGCTGCCAAGCTCAATTTCGAGCAAAGCAAGGCTGTACCAACCACAGGAGGCCAATATGGCAACGAGTGACCAAGAGCAGAAGAGCATCAACGTGCCGCAGCACAAGCGCATCGCCATGGGCGAGAAGCTTGACGGCTCCAGCATGCAACCCAAGGGCGGCTCGCAGCCGTCTAAACCACAAGGAGGCCTGTCACAAGCGAAGAGCAAATGAAAACCCTCGGCGATCTGATTGGTGGAGTGAAGTCTAGGCAGGCTGAAATAGCCGCGTCCCTCGCTGCTGGAAATGCGGCGAACTGGGAGGCTTACCACCGCATGGTCGGTCATTACGCGGGCTTGCAGGAGGCCCTTGACATCCTGAACAACCTCATGGAGGAAGATGAAAATGAGTGAACCGGTAGCTTCTAACGAAGCTGAGTTGGCTTGGGCATTTCCGAGCGTAGACCCCGGTGCTAAACCTCTTGGCGGACGCGTGCTTGTGCAACTGCGCCGCACCAAAAAGAAGGCAACAAGCGCTGGGATTATTTTGGTCGAAGAAACCAAAGAAACCGAAAAGTGGCAAAACATGGTGGCCAAAGTCGTCGAGATTGGTCCGCTGGCATTCAAGCATCGAGACACGATGCAGAGCTGGCCGGAAGGGTCTTGGTGCGCACCGGGTGATTTCATCCGCGTCCCCAAGTGGGGCGGCGACCGCTGGGAGGTGAAAGTCCCGGGGGATGACGACCTTGAAGATCCGGCACTGTTTATGGTGCTGAACGACCATGAGGTGATCGCAAAGCTCACCGGTGATCCACTAGCTATGAGGGCCTTCCTATGAGCACAGAAAAAGACCAAGAAGACATTGCAGTCGTCGAGGAAAAGGACGGATCGGTCACCGTCCAGTTGCCCGACAGCATCGAGTCGCCCACCAAGGACGAGGATGCTGGCGACCACCAAGACGACGGCGGGGATGAGGACCATCCCGACGACACCGACGCGATCCGCGAGGCCCGACGCAACCGCCGCCGAGCCAAAAAGGAGTACATCAAGCGCACCAACGAAGAAAAGGACGCCAAGCTGCAATTGCTGGAGCGCCAGAATCGTGAGCTGATGGAGCGCCTTTCCGTCGTGGAGCGTAAAACTCACGGCGCGGATCTGGCCAGATTCGAAAAGGCTATTGAGGACGAGGAATATCGTTTGCAATATGCCCAGCAGAAAATGCAAGAGGCCACGGATAACTCCGACGGCGCGGCATTTACCAAGGCCCAAGAGCTTTGGTATGACAGCCGCCGCAAGCTCGAAGCAATGAGGGATTACAAGGAGCGTGCAACCCGCGCATCGTCGCAGGAAACCGCCCCGGCCAATCCCAAACTCGTCCGTCTGGCAAATAGCTGGATGGAGCGCAATTCTTGGTATGACCCGGACTCCGGGGACGAGGATACCCAGATTGCCAAAATCATCGACAACCGCTTGGTTGCCGAGGGGTGGGACCCGTCAACGCCCGATTATTGGGATGAGCTTGACAATCGCTTGCAAAAGCGCTTACCCCACCGTTATACTCGATCACAAGACGAACCGTCGTCCAGAAGGAGCCCTCGAAGCTTCGTGACTGGGTCGAGTCGAGAGTCAGTTGGACGCGCAAGCGGCAACGAATTTGTTTTGGAACCTGAACAGGTCCGAGCAATGAAGGAAGCCGGTTTCTGGGATGACCCAGAAAAGCGCAACCGAATGATCAAACGATACGCCCAAGAAGCACGAAACAAAAGGAGCTAAACATTATGGACACACGTCTCAAAAAAACTCTCAACGCCGGTGGCCGTGAGCAACGATCTTCGCAAGATCAGACCCGAGCCGCTCCCGAGGAGAAGTTCATGTCAGCGCAGGAACGTCGAAAGATGTGGAGCGATGAGTGGACACAAAGTGCGCTGCCAAAAGTCCCGGAAATGCCGGGGTGGCACCTTTGCTGGTTGTCAACGACCAATGGCTACGACAGCATCGATAAGCGGATGCGACTCGGCTACATACCTGTTCGCGCAGATGAGTTGCCCGGGTTCGAAAATTACCGCGTAAAGGCTGGCGAAGACATCGGGTTTATCGCATGCAACGAGATGCGCCTGTACAAGATCCCAATGGAGGTCTATCAGGACATCATGCTGCAAATGCACCATGAGGCTCCCAACGACGAGGCGGACAAGATCCGCGTCCAAGCTGAGAACCTACAAGGCGCTCGCGATAGCTCAGGGAAAGCTCTGGGCAAAGTTGAAGGCGAAGGTTTTGGCAACATGGACCGAACAGTGAAAACCCCTGTATTTCAGGGTTAACTTCAACCAAGGAGTAAGACTATGTCTTCAAGTAATGCTCCGTTCGGCTTGCGTCCTGCGTTCCATCCTTCCGGTCTGGATCGCGCACAGGCGCTGGCTAACGGTATCGCGTCGGGCTACGGCACCGACATCCTCAAGGGCCAACCGGTCAAGCTGAACTCCAGCGGCAACATCGTTGTCGCAGCCGCAGGCGATGCCTTCCAAGGCGCTTTCGCTGGCGTGGAGTGGACTGACACCACTGGTCGTCGTCGCGTCTCGAACTACTGGCCCGCATCCACTGCGTACCAGACCGGTTCGTGCGTCGCCTACTTCTACAACGATCCCAACATCGTGTATGAGATTCAGGCTGACGGCTCGCTGGCTCAGACCTCTGTCGGCGACATGGCCGACCTCAGCAACACCACCGCTGGTTCTACGACCACCGGCCTGTCGCAATGCACGCTGTCCACCACTTTGGCTGGCGCGGGCAACAGCGCTCAGATGCTGATCCGTGATCTGGCTCCGTACCCCGATAACGCTTGGGGCGATTCGTACACGATTGTGCGAGTAACCATCAACGAGTCGCAGTTCAACGCGTCCGTTGTCGCCATCTAAGGAGGGGTGAATCATGGCAGCTCCGATGCGCAGTACCGACTTTCGGTCAATTGTTGAACCTATCCTGAACGAGTGCTTTGACGGCGTGTACGATCAACGCACTGACGAGTGGAGCCGAGTGTTCCGCGAGCAGGAAGGCATCCCCCGTAACTACCACGAAGAACCCGTCCTGTACGGTTTTGGCGCGGCCCCCCAGTTGCCTGACGGCACTCCCGTCAGCTACCAGCAGGGCGGCGTGCTGTTCCTCAAGCGCTATGTGTACAACGTGTATGGCTTGGCCTTCGCGTTGACCAAAGTGCTGGTTGAGGACGGCGACCATATCCGTATTGGTCAGGTGTACGCTCGTCACCTCGCCCAGTCGCTGATCGAGACCAAGGAAACGCTGTCGGCCAACGTGCTGAACCGCGCTTTCAACAGCTCGTACCCCGGCGGCGACGGCGTGGCTCTGAACAGCGCTTCGCACCCCATCGTGAACGGCACCGCCAGCAACCTGCTGACCACTGCCGCCAACCTGTCTCAGACCTCTCTTGAGCAGATGTTGATCCAGATCCGTCAGGCTGTGGACAACAACGGCAAGAAGATCCGTCTGGTGCCCCGCCAATTGGTCGTGGCTCCCGGCAACGTCTTTCAAGCCGAAGTGCTGCTGAAGAGCGTGCTGCGTGCTGGCAACGCCAACAACGACATCAACCCCATCAAGTCCATCGGCTTGCTGGACGAGGGTGCCGCTGTTATCTCGCGTCTGACCAGCGCCACTGCATGGTGGGTCCAGACCGACGCTCCCGAGGGCATGAAGCTCTTGATGCGTCGCCGTCTTGAGAAGACCATGGAAGGTGACTTCGAAACTGACTCGATGCGCTACAAGGCCACCGAGCGTTACGATGTCGGTTTCACTGACTGGCGTGCGATGTACGGTACTCCCGGCGTCTAAACCTAGCGGGGGCCTCGGCCCCTGCTCCTACAAGGAGAAAAGACATGGGAAATATCGTAACGAACATCGGCGGCGTACTGTCTGCCGTCACCAACACTGTCGCGTATACCGACAGCTCGGCGGTGACGATTGGCACGATCCCCGCTAATGCTCAGAT